ATGCTTTCTGCGCTATATAACGGACTGTTATATTCTGCTAACGCCTCATCTAAGGTTGAAAAGGCGGGTTGATCAGGGTTCTTATCTGTAAATTCAAAGTCTGTCTCTGAATAAATATACTCAACTCCACTATTGTAGAAAGAGTTATAGACGATTACAGAAATAGTGTATTCTTCAAAATTATCTTCATCTATTGTTGTTGCCATAATTATTATTACCTCTTCACTTTCTTTATCTTATGTAGTTATAATGCCAAATATCCCTAGAGCCGTCAAGAGAGGCTTCAGGGAATATTTATATATGTAACTAATTTAACCTTTAAACGCTAACTTACTTATTCGGAGAGGTGACTTTACATTTTTTTGTTACAAATGTGATACAATTTGAGTGTATATTCAATCTCCTATATAAATTGAATACGACCTAACGGAAAGGGGGCCTTTAACGGGTTCCCTTTTTTTTTGTTGTATGGATTTTGTTGGCTTGCTAGAATTTAATAAGTAAACATTTAAAAAGGAAATATAATGATTGCGCACCAAACAACAGGGTTATTGTTGGTTAGGGACGATGGTCCGGGTATGGTTGAGTATATAGTTTCGACTATGCAGTCCGGTGAGGGGGTTATAAATATAAAGGGCATAATGACGGAAGACGCTTATAACACTATTCAGCTTGTTGCCCGCTATCTTGATTTAGACGCTAAATATGATTATTCAATTGCAATACCTGACGGCCTGTCGGGTGTTAGTTTCGGTTTGCCTTTGGCGTTAAATATTTACGGTCTTCAGAACAAGAAAAAGTTAATTGATAGGCGGGATAGTGTACTAGGATCAACATTTGCCACCGGGGAAATAGATAGAAACGGTCAGATTCATGGTGTTAAAGGATTAAAAGAAAAAGCTGAAGGATTAAAAGAAAAAGTAGCAGCAGCCAAATTTCTGACCATCAGCAACTTAATATGCCCTTTTGAAAATAAAGATGAGCTAGAGTCACTAGACATAGAGGGACTTAATATAATCTTGGTAGAGAATTTTAAAGAGGCAGTAGAGGCTTATTATCTATGAGAAAGGAAGGCTCACCGAACGGCACTATTGAAAGAATCGCTAAAAAAAAAGAAAAATTTATTAAATATTACATTTTAAATAAGTGCAATATTCACATTGCATGCCAAAAAACAAGAATCACACGAGGCACTTATCGCAATTGGTGTCATAATGACCCGGAGTTTAAAGAAAGGCTGGATGATGCCGAAGAGGCGCTTTTTGACTGGGTTGAAGATAAGCTTTTAGAACAAATTGATGTAGGCGAGCTAAAAGCTATTATGTTTTTCTTAAAAACAAAGGCTAAATCACGGGGTTATATTGAAAGGAACGAGTACACAGGAAGTGACAACGGACCTCTTAAAGTTGAGCAGTCTGTCGGATTATCAGATTTTAACAGAACACTTGAGGAAGTACTCAACAAAGCAAATAATAGAACCACTCCGGCACCTACTGAGAACTGACCTTTTTTTTCTTCTGGTCTATGGCGCAAAACGCTATGACATGTGGCACCCTTGGCTATTAGAGCGCTGTAAGGAAGTTCAAGCTAACCCTAACGGCTATGGCGACTTTTGGGCTAGAGGCCATTACAAATCAACAATTATTACTTTCGGTTTAACGATAATGGACATTTTTGCCTCGCATGGCGATGACCCTTTAACCGAAACAGAAGATACTTTCGGTTTCTTTTCATTCAATAGACCAATAGCTAAGCAGTTTTTATCACAAATAAAGCGAGAGTTTGAAACCAATGAGTTTCTAAAAGAAATATTCCCCGACATACTTTGGCAAGACCCTAACAAAGAATCACCAAGATGGTCTGAAGACCCCGGAATCCTTGTTAAAAGGCGCAGCAACCCAAAAGAGCTAACCATAGAAGCTTGGGGGGTGGTAGAAGGCCAGCCTACCTCTAAGCACTTCGGTAAACTATTGTATGATGATTTGGTGACGATAGATAATGTACGTTCACCGGAAATGATTAAAAAAACCACTGATTCGACTGAATTGTCCTTCAACTTGGGCGCAAAGGGGGCACCACGGCGCTTTGTCGGCACCTTTTACCACTTCAAGGATACTTATCGAGAGCTTATAGATAGAGGGGCGATAAAGCCGCGCATCTATCCGGCGACAGTGGATGGTTTGCCGGACGGGGTCCCAGTGCTATTGGAGCCTGAAGAGTTAGCCAAGAAGCGTAAAGAGCAGGGGCCGTATACATTCGGTGCGCAAATGCTATTAAATCCTATTGCAGATGACTCACAGGGTTTTAAACAGAACTGGATTCAATTTCATCAAGTTACAAGTTTTAGCAATTTAAACAAATATATTGTTATAGACCCGGCCAATGAAAAGAAAAAAACATCGGATTATACGGTAATGATTGTAGTCGGGTTAGGGGGCGACCAAAACTACTATATTCTGGATATCATCCGGGACAGACTAAACCTTACCGAGCGGGCAGATGCTCTTTTTCATCTTCACCGCAAATACCGCCCCTTAAACGTAGGCTATGAAAAATACGGTATGCAGGCTGACTTAGATTATATCAAAGAGCGCATGAGGCAGCAGACTTATAATTTTCGTGTAACGGAGTTGGGGGGCAAAGTTGCTAAAAATGATAGAATCCGAGCTTTGATACCTTATTTTGAGCAGAACCGGGTATTTTTACCTGAGTCATGTTATAAGACGCTGCACGATAAAAAGACTTATGATTTAACGGATATATTTATAAATCAGGAGTATATGACATTCCCTTATTCGGGTCATGATGACATGCTTGATGCTCTTGCTAGAATGTTAGATAAAGAGTTAGCAGTCATTTGGCCCAGATTCTATGAAAATACTAAAAAAGACAGGTATGCTAGAAAGAGGGCGCAGGGTGGCGGTTCATCATGGAGTGCATAGATGCCAGAGGCAAATACAGAAAAGGAATATTCTAAATTTGAAGAGCAAACAGAGCTCGTTACAAGAATACACGGACATTTAAAAGACGGTAAAAGACATTTAGATAAATGGCGCAAGCAGGCGATTATTGCGTTTGATTATTTTGCCGGTAACCAATGGTCGACAGAAGACAAGGCTAAACTGGATGACGAACAACGCCCGGCTATTGTTTTTAACCGAACTGTAAGAGTTATTAATGCAGTAGCAGGATTGGAGTTGCAGAATCGCCAAGAGGTTGTATACAAGCCGCGCGAGTTAAACGATAGTATCAATAATGAATTACTTACGAATGCAGCGCGTTGGGTACGTGATTTGTGTGACGCTGAAGATGAAGAGTCGCAAGCGTTTAAAGATGATTTGATATGCGGTATTGGGTGGCTAGAGACGCACATTGATTATGAGCAAGACCCGGATGGCATGATATTTATAGAGCGTACAGACCCTCTTGAAATGCTTTATGACCCGGCAGCAAAAAAAAGAAACTTGGATGATGCCAGGTGGGTTGCCAGAATAAAGGAATACGACAAACACGAGTTTAAAGAAATCTGGCCTGATGCTGAAATTAGCCAAGACGAAAGTAGTTTAAATTTTTGGGGCAGCGCCGGGCAACAGCCTATTAACGTTGAAGAATCAAGATTTTACCGTGCCGATAGCGGGCAACAATACGAAATAGATAAAAATAGTGTGCAAGTAATTCAGTATCAATGGTTTGAACGTGAGCCGTTTTATCGGGTTGAACACCCGCAAGATGGTGTAAAACAGTTTAGCGTAGAAGAATTTAATAAGATAAAAGAATACGTTGAGGCCAACGGCTTTAAGTATGTAAAACAATATAAACGGCAATACAAACAAGCATTTTTATTAGGTAAAGAAATACTGGAACAGGGCGATTGCGCGGTAAATATGTTTACATTCCGAGCCATTACCGGGCTATTAGATAGAAATAATAATACTTGGTTCGGGCTAATGCAGCTTATGATTGACCCGCAGATGTATGCAAATAAATGGCTTTCACAAATCCTTTATATTTTAAATTCTAACGCTAAAGGCGGCTTGTTATATGAATCCGGCGCATTTGCAGACCCGAGAGCCGCAGCAGAAGATATGGCGCGCCCTGATAAAAACGTAGAGCTTGTTAGCGGCGGTTTAGAGATGATTCGAGATAAACCACAAATTCAATACCCGGCCGGTATCGATAAATTACTTAACTATGCCATAGAATCAATCAATGAACTGGTCGGCGTAAACCTTGAAATGCTAGGCGTGTCTAATAGAGACCAAGCAGCCGTGCTTGAGATGCAAAGAAAACAGGCCGGTATTACTGTTTTAGCTGATTTCTTTGATGCGCTGCGTAGATATAGAAAAGAGCAGGGGCGCGTATTAGCAGACTTTATCTTGGAGTACATATCCGACGGTAGGTTAATAAAAGTTGTAGGGGGCGACCTCGGTAAACACGTGCCGCTAATGAAAGAACATATGGATGTTAAATATGACGTTGAAGTGGATGAAGCACCAAGCTCACCGAACATGAAAGATAAAGTGTTTATGACCATCAGTTCACTTTTACCGCAGTTACTCGAAGCAGGTATCCCTATACCCCCTGAAATATTAGATTACGCGCCATTACCGACAACATTAATTGAAAAATGGAAACAACAAATAGCCGACCAAGGTCCGGATGAATATGAGCAATTTGCTCAAGAAGTTAAGAAACGCCTGGCTGAATTAGAAGTAGAAAGAAATCAAGCGGATATTAAAAATACAGAAGCAAAAACCCAGGAAACACAAGCTAAAACAGAAAAAACAGGCTCAGAAATTATGGTAAACTATGCTAAAGCTGAGCATGAAGCTAAGCTTGCAGATATCGAACCGAACGCAAAATTACGGGAACAAAACCGTAAAGACGTAGAACTGGCAATTGATGCATTAAAAAATTAGGTGAAATATGGAAGTTGAAAACGGAATTTTTGCAAATGAAACTCATGATAAAGAATTTGATGCTTATTTTGAGTCGCGCGGTGAAAATGCCCCGGTCGAGGAAGAAGAAGCTGAACAACAGCAAGAGGCAGCACCAAGCGATGATAGCGACAAGGATGTCGACTCCACCAATGAGACTGAAGAAGCCGAAGACGCAGCAGTAGCAGAAGAAGAAGAGGCCCAAGAAGAGGCCCAAGAAGAGGCCCAAGAAGAGGCCCAAGAAGAAGAACCGAAGAACAAAGATGCGGAGCTAGCTCATAATTACAAAAAAGCATTAAAACAAGAGCGCACGAAAAGACAAGATTTAGAGCGTCAAGTAAAAGAGGCAGCAGAGCGCACCCAGAAAATCGAAAACTATTTGCGCAGCCTCCAAGCTAATGAAAATCAACAGCAGCAACAAGAAGAAATTCCGGATAAAGAAACTGACCCTTTAGGTTATAACAATTACATGATGAATAATTTATATAAGCAATTTGAAAATTTGCAAAACAATGTACAAGTTCAACAAAAAAACACCGCTTATAATAAATTTGTTGAAGTATATAAGAACCAAGCGGCGCAATACGCACAAGAGCAACCGGATTTTGGTGAAGCCTACCAATACGCTTTAAAAAGCTTTGCTAACGAGTATGAAGCTGCAGGCATGAACCAAGAGGAAATTGCAAAACAATTAAAAGAGGATGAAGAGGGGTTAGTCCAAAGAGCGTTTCAAACCGGCAAAAACCCCGGTGAAATAATTTATAACATTGCTAAAGTCAGAGGTTATGCCCCTAAAACACAAGAATCCCAAAAACAAAAAACATCTAAACTTGACACAGTGAATAAAGGTGTTAAAGCCGCCAGGACTTTACCACGGGGCGGCAGAACAGCGGGTAAAGCTTTAGACCCGGAAGATGTTGACTCTATGACTAATGAAGAGTTTGAGAAATTCTGGAGTCAATACGAAAGAGAGGCAAAAGGCTATTAGCAAACAGTCATTTTATTTGCTAACATAAAAACAACTAGCAGTTATTAGGAAATTCCGGATAACTGCCATTCGATTAGCTGACGTAATTAGCTCATATCTAATTTCAATACCGCTCGTGCAGCGTTACAGCATGAATCTTTACGATTTGCTTTCGTTAATAGCAAAAAAGGAAATTTTTGTAATATTAGTGAGGTTAAAAGATGGCTGTAACCAATTACGGTGTGAACCATCCATTGGCTGTCAAACTATGGTCTAAGAAACTTTTCTTAGAAAGTTTAACGCAGACGTGGATTAAATGTTAGTCCCCCTATGAAGTAATTCGTAGGTGAAAATCTCGTGAATTGCTGGAACATCCCACGTGGACAATCAGCAGCCAAGCCCGCAAGGGAAGGTTCAACGACTATTCCGGAAGGAAGTACACTTAAGCAAGTGGAAGTGCGAGACACCCGATTCGGGTGAAGATATAGTCTGATCTAAATGGAAACATTTAGCTGCCATTAGGCGGGTTAAGTCTAGCGAGCTTAATTGAACATAAATGGTATAAATTTATCGGACGTGACGCTAACTCTGCGATTCAGATGTTAGAGGAACCGTCTAAAACTCCCGGCGATAGGGTAACTGTAGGCTTACGCATGCAGCTTTCGGGCGCAGGTACGCTTGGCGACGGGACGTTAGAGGGCAACGAAGAAGCTTTAGTAACGTATTCTGACAATCTATTAATAGATCAATTACGTCATGCTGTACGCTCAGCGGGGCGCATGTCAGAGCAACGTGTGCCATTTTCTGTTCGTGAGCAAGCTCTAACCGGTTTAGGTGACTGGTGGGCAGATAGAATCGACACTAGCTTGTTTAATCAGCTAGCGGGTAATACCGGGCAATCTGATACTAGATACACCGGTAATAATTCTACTACTGCGCCTAGCGCAAATAATATCTATTACGCAAACGGGTTAGACTCTGAAGGGTCCGTTGCTTCAGCAACAACCAGTAACAACATGGATATTACGTTTATTGATGCAGCAGTAGAAATTGCTAAAACCAATACCCCGGCTATTCGACCAATCAAGTATATGGGTGAAGACTATTATTTATTATTCTTACATCCATACCAGGTAAGAGCGTTGCGTACGGCCTCTTCTACCGGTCAATGGTTGGATATTCAAAAAGCAGCTATGCAGGGTGGTGACATTGACAAGAACCCGATATTTACGGGCGCTCTCGGTGTTTACAACAATGTGATAATTCATGAATCAAAGCGGGTGCCGTCGGTGACAGCTAATGTGTATCGCGGAATTCTAGTCGGTGCGCAAGCAGGAGTTATAGCCTACGGGCAAGATAACTCGAACATGAAAGCATCGTGGGTTGAAGAACTTTTTGATTTTAGCAATCAGCTAGGTGTATCGGCCGGTATGATTTATGGTGCCAAAAAGACCATCTTTAACAGTCAGGACTTCGGTACTGTCGTAATTGCAACTTACGGCGCTGCCGCTTAATAAGGAGGTGATCTAAAATGGCTACTTTAACTGCAACCGCAATGAGTCGTGATGCCAGAGCTGTTCACGCAGGCGTTAACTGCGTGACCGTAAACTATAACTCCGGCTCTACTACAATCGAAAATTCAGCTACTACCGTGTTAATGTGCAAAATTCCAAATAATGCAAAAATTATTGATTTCGTACAGCAACACTCTACGGGCGCAGATACATGCCCCACAGACTTTGGTGTAGATGGTGATTTGGACGCTCTTGCAACAGCTGCTACTCAAGCAACTTGGTCAAGAGCAACCGCCGGTGTCCCTTTTCAGGTGTCACTGTCTGATTCCGCTGCGGCTCAATACAGCGTAATTAAGGCAACTGCTACGCCGGGCTCGGCAGAAACAAGCTTAAAAATCAATTTGGCTATCACATATTACATGTCTGATAGCGATGATATTTAAGTAAAACTACTAGTAGGGGTATTTATTACCCCTACTTTTTATGTAACCTTGTAAAAATTTGGGTACAATGTAGTTATTTACAATTTAAATGGATTTAATAACTATGCTTTCTGATAAAACCCTAAAGGAACAATTTAATGAGGGATTAGAGCTTCTAGATACAGAAAATAAAACATTAAAACCTACCTATGACGAGAAAGAAAAAAATAAATTAAAAAAAGCATTAGAAATATTCCACGGAATCTACAATTATAAAAAATATACCCCGGCCCTTTACTACATAGCCTGTATTGAAATGCGCCTTGCGCATGAAGGCGCAGCCCTGGAATTATACGAAAGAGTTATAAATTACGACCCGCTATACATACAAGCTTATAACAACATAGGCTGCGTCTATAAGCTGCAACAGAGGTTCGAGCAAGCTAGACAAATGTGGGATAAATGCCTCGAGCTGACCAAAGACCCTAAATTTAAAGAAGAAAAAAAAATGCCGGACCAAACTATAAAAGAGCTAAAATCCGACTTTTATAGCAATATCGGCTCTCTCTACGTATCTAATGGCACAGCCAAAAAAGCTATAGAATTCTTCAATAAAGCCTTAAATTGTAATGAACATAACACCGCACGCTGGAATAGAGCTTTAGCTAATCTGGAACTGGGTAATTGGCAACAAGGATTTGCCGACTATCATCATGGCGATAGGTACGCTGTGCGTAAATCAAAAAATTACCATCAAAATAAAACAACGCCTGACTGGGACGGTACTAAAGGCAAAAATATAGTTGTATTCGGCGAACAAGGGCTAGGCGATGAAATAATGTTTGGCAGCATAATTCCGGATGTAGCAAAAGATTGTTTTGTAATACTCGATATGCATCCGCGCCTAGCGCCAATCTTTAGAAGATCATTCCCTAAAATACCATGCTATGCAACTCGAAAAGATAAAGAATTTACCTGGCCAAGCTGTTACCCCGTCATAGATGCCTGTCAACCAATAGGTAACCTCGGTAAATTCTATAGAAAAAAAGATTCTGACTTCCCAAAAAAACCCTACCTGATAGCTAACCCGGAATATAGAAAAAAAATAAAAGAAAAACTCGCATTCCTAAAAGATAAACCTAAAATCGGTATTTCCTGGAAAGGTGGTATCTTAAATACAAATTCAGCAGGTCGACACCTCGAACTGGAAAAATGGCTCGATATCTTTAAACTGGATGCAGAGTTTATTTCCCTCCAATACCACGAAGATGCCCAAATTGAAATCGACCGGTTCTTCGAAAAACACGAAATAGAAATTCATCACTGGCCTAAAACATTACAAGCCTTCGATTATGACTGGACCGCAGCCCTCGTATCGGAATTAGACTTTTTGATTTCTGTGCCACAATCAGTTGTACACTTAGCAGGTGCGCTCGGTAAAGAA